CTGGGTTCAGAGGTAAAGGTTTGCAAGAAGCAATGATTGATGCAGAAAAAGCAAAACTATTAAGAGCAAAAAGAATGGGTACTGGTATTGGACAAGGAAAATTAGTTGATGTTTTTGATGTGCAACAAAACAAAAATGTTAAAATTGATGAAAGATTAGTAAGATTAAATCCAAATAGGTATTTATCAAAAAAATCTGCTGGTGAAATTGAAAAGGCTGCAACAAGAACAGCCGTATTAGGTTCTATAGAAAATTTAAAAACACAAGTCAAAAAACAAGGTAGCGGTTTATTTCAAGGTTTTGCTAAAAGTTTAGCTTCTGAAGCAGGTTTAAATTCAAAATATGCAAAATTTAAAGCAGATACAAAACAATTAGAACTTAATGTAATAAAAGCATTAAGAGGAGCTCAAGTATCAGCAGCAGAGGAAACAAATGTTAGAAAAATTTTACCATCTATTTATGATACAGAATCAGTTTATTTAGCTAAATTAGAATCTTTAAAAGAATATCTACAAAAAATTGATGTTCAGATTAAAGGTGGTGCTTTACCTACAGAACCTGCATCAACAAAAAAAACACCTAAGAAAAAAGACGATCCATTAGGGTTAGGATTCTAGTATGATTACAATTCCACAATTAAAAAAAAAATTTCCTCAATATAATGATATACCAGATGAGGAGTTAGCAGATAAACTTTTTAACAAGTATTACAAAGACAAAATAGATATTAAAGAATTTAAAAGTAAAGTTTTACCTACCGCAGAACAAAAAGCTGGTATGGAAGAAACAGATATATTTTCTGCTGGTGAGGGTGTAGCTGGAACTCCAACTAAATTTCAATTTGGAAGAGATGAAGCTGGTGAATTAGAAAACTATTTAAACTCAGACGATTTTCAAAGACTTGCTGTAGAAGTTTTTGGTGCTGTAGGTGGTATTGTAACAGCAGGAACATTAACAACCGCTAGGACAGCTATTGGTGGTTTATTAAGAGCTAGACCTATACTTACAAGATCATTATTCGCTGGAACTGGTGAGTCTTTAGGTGCAGGTGCATCTCAAGCCTTTGATCCAAAAGAAAGTGTTGTAAGGGAAATGTTAAGAGGTTTTGCAACAGGAGCAAGTGCAGAGGTTATAGGTGCTGCAATTCCAAGAATATTAGGTAAGATTGGTTTTAAAGGAGTTAAATACTCAAAAGAAGCAGAAGAAGCTGAAGAACTTATTAAAAATCAAAAAGAAAAAGTAAATAAAGGTTATTCAAAAATATCTGAAGAAGAACAAAAAATTGCAAATACAGGGATGATTACTCCTGGAATAGGATCTGAAAATAGATTTATTGATGTTGCAGAAAATGTTGCTGAAAAATCTCTTATTGGTGGTGGAAGAGTTTTACAATCAAGAAGAGGTGCTGAATTGTTATCTACAAAATCTGTTGATGATTTTTTAGAGCAATACGGAAAAGATTTAAGTAGAGAAGATTATGGTACTTTAGTTACTAGAGCTATTGAAAACAATTTAGATGCTTTTAAAGCACAATCAAATAAATTGTATCAAAAAGTAAACGAACTTACAAAACCTGTTTACAAAAAAACAATACAAGAAGCAGGAAAAAAAAGCACAGGTGTTGTAGACAGTTTTGGTAATCCTGTATTTAAAACTGAAACTAAAACAGTAAATGAAATTGTAGAAGGTGGAGTTGATATTATCTCATCTAAGAAAATTGCTAGAGAGTTGATTGCAGAAGCAAAACCAGTTGCAAAACTACAAGCACCTGCACTAAGGGTTGCAAATGCGGTATTAGACAATGCTGACAAAGTTGATTTTGCTACAGCAAACACTATAAGATCTACTTTATTGGGTATAAATAGATCATCAACAGAATTGGTTGGAGGACAGGCACAAAGATACGCAGCAAAAATTTCAAATGAACTTACTAGAAACATTGACCAAGCAGACGTATCTCCAGCAGCAAAATCTGCTTATAATAAAGCTCAAAGATTTTATAAAGATAACGTTAAAAAATATAATAATAAATTAATAAGAAGATTAACTGACAAAGAACCTGAGATAGTTTACAAAACTTTAATTGCTCCTGGTAGACCAAGCACAGTCAAAAGATTATCACAAATAATTAAAGATACAATAGATGTTGAGGATAGAGTAAATTTACAACTTAAATTAAAAGGCACTCTATTAACTGATATTGCAAAAATATCAGAAAGGCAAAAAGGCAAATTAGATGGTGCTATTTTAGCGAAAGAATTTAATAAATTTGGTGATAACGTTTTAGAAAAAATATTCAGTAAACAAGAAATTTCAACAATACGATCTTTATTTAAATCTTTAGAGATCTCACAAAAAAAATTCGTAGGTGAGGGAGTACCTGGAGCAATATTTATACAATTATCACAAGCTGGTGCAGTTTTAGGTTTGCTTACAGGAACATTCGCAGCTCAAAGTGCAGCAATATTATTAGCACCAATTGCTATTGCTAGAACTTTTACTAATCCAAAAATTGTGGGTTTTTTAAAAAAAGGTTTTAATTTAAGACCTGATAGTGATGCTGCAATTAAAAATTTTGTAAGGCTTGTATCATATATGGCTTCGGTAAACATCATTAGCGATGACGATGCTGATGATATAAAAGAAAGTATTAAAGATGACCGAAATTAGTCAATCAAAAAAAAATGAAATTGCAATAGTAAAATTAGAAGGTGAAATAAATTTACTACATCACAAAATTGACACAATTAAAAATAATCACCTTGCACACATTGATCAAAAAATAAATCTAATCTATAAGTTTATATGGTTGATTCTAGGAACAGGAATGGCAAGTGTAGCAAACCTAGTCGTAACCCTCTTAGTAAAATAGATATAGGTACAATCTCTGAACTACAGGCTGTAAATATCTTAATTAAAAGTGGATTTTATGTGGCAAAATCATGTCATCCTACATCTCCTTTTGATATTATAGCTGTAGATGAATATGGTAATACTTTATTAATTGATGTCAAAACAAAAACCTACAGAAAAAAAAATAATTGTAAGATTATAAGAGTACGTAATGACAAACAAAAAAAAATGGGTGTTCAAATAATGACTATTGATCAAGAACGAATTGAAGATAGAAAAGATCAAAAAGAATTTTTAGATAAATTAAAAAGTATGTTGGATAATTTCCCAAATAAAAATATGTTTAAAAAGAAAGACACACACAATGAAACAGATTCTAAAACTTAGTACATTATTATTTTTTGTTTGTAGCTTTGTTTACGCAGAGACAACACAAAATAATTCATCCGGTAGTAACACTAATATTTCTGGTGGGTATACTTCAAGTGCAACTAACACTTATCAAAGCGGTTCATCAAGTAATACAACAACTACAAATAATTCTTCCTCTAATATAAGATCAGCACCACCTAGTGCATTTGCACCAAACCTTTCACCATCCGGTATGGATGTTTGTTCAGTATCTGCTTCTGGTGGTATTCAAACTTTTGGTATGGGATTATCAGCAGGTAAGAGTTTTAGAGACAAAAACTGTGAAAGAATTAAATTAGCTAGAGAATTAAAATCAAATGGTATGGCAGTAGCTTCTGTAGCTTTGCTTTGCCAAGACGCAAGAGTTTTTGAAGCCATGATTCATGCTGGAACTCCTTGTCCGTTTAATGGCAAGATTGGTAAACAAGCAGATAAGTTATGGAAAAAATACAGAAAACTAAGACCAGATCATAATACATATACTAAAAATTTAAAAGTTATTGAGGAGACCGATGCGAAACTTAATACTACTGTTAAGTCTTCTTCTAATAAATCAAAGTAATGCAGAAGAAGCTACATCTGGTAACTTGTTGCCTAATGCTGGTGTAGGCACAACATCAGTACAAAACCAATCTGGATCAATAGATGGTATTAACGGATCAACCGGTTGGACAACATCAGGTATATCTAATTTTAACAATGAATTAGAAGCCAATGGTACAGGTACAGTATCATCTAATGGATCGCTTGTAGGAATTACAACAGAAAAACAAAATGGCGGTCAATTCACAACAACTGCTGATAGCTTAGATGGTGGCGTTAGATTAAATTCAACTACCGAAGTTCAAAACTGTGAATGGTCTGGTTCAGCTCACCAATGCGGTCAAGCAACAAATGGCAGAGATAGCTATTCAACAACAGTAAACATTTTAGATAGTAATAATAATTCATTAGCTACTGTTACACAAAACAGAAACAATGATGCAGGATATTATGGAAACACTTACACCTACACAGACACAGTAATACATAATGGAACTGGTGCTAGAAATTGGGATTGGACTTGGACAGGTATTGATGGAAATGATATTAATAGCACAAGTGCAGTTGCACCAAACTTATTAGGTGCTGAACTTACTGCTACACTTCTTGATATAGATTACACTATTTTACCACCTGCAATACAAACAGAGCTAACATCTTTTAACAATGAAATTAGCCAAGAGTTTAGAGAGTTTGAACAAATTTTAAAAATTGAAAAAGAAATTAAAATTGAAGAAACATTTACATTTGAACAACCATTAACATTGCAAGAATTTAAATTTGAAGAAATCAAAAAAGAACCAAAGTTTGAAGTAATAAAAGAAGAAGCTCCTATGGAACAATTGGAAGAAGCTCCAATGGAAACAATGTTAATTGAAAATAAAGCACCACAACCAAAAGAAATAAAACAAAAAGAAGAATTAGGTGGTCAAGGTCTTACATCAAAACAAGAAATGACTGAGGAACAGGAGTCAAATCCTCAAGAGTCATTTGCTGAAAATAAAGAAACAAACCAAGAGCAAAAAACGACAAAGCAGAAAATAAGTGAACCTGACAAATCGGACACTGCTTCAGGTGATTCAAAAAATAATATAAATGTTTCATTAAATAAAACTATGGCAAAGATTGATGCCAAAATCAAGAATATAGACAAAAACTTACGATTTAAAAATTTTGTTAAAATTAAGGCGATGACATCTAATAATTTGCTTGAACAATACAAAATTCCTTTTTATAAAAGTAAACGTATTTATGAAAATCAAAATAATATTAGAGATAATAGAACATTATATTCTACAAAGACCCTTGTATCTTATACACAAAACGACCCAATATTTGCTAAAGAAAAGGCAATTAATAATATTAGACTTGAAAAGCAAAGATTGATAAACGAAATACAGGTATTGAAAAATGGTTAAAAAATTACAAGATAACTTAGCAGCTATCGCAGCACTTATCGGTGTGGTGGGTGCAATTGGTGCAGGGTTTATCACTTATGGTAAAATGCAAGAACAAATAAATGCTGTCGCTGGACTTGACTTGAATCCGTTAATTAAAGAAATTGGACAACAAAATATAAAAATAGAAAAACAGAATAGAAAGATTGCAATACTAGAAAAGAGTATGCAAGTTTTAGAATTACAAATCAAAGAATTTAAAGCACAAAATTCAAATCCATTGTTAAAATGAATCATATCAACATAACAGCTTTTGCTGTTTTAGGAGGTTACAATGCAAAAACTTTATTACAAATTTTTACGATGGCTTCTCAAAATTGTATCAAGGTGGGAAAATCGTTTATGGAGAAAACTTTACGTTAAAAGAATTAACGACAGATGAAACTATCAGCTAATTTTAATTTATCAGAACTTATAAAAAGTCAAACAGCTATTAGGCATGGAATACCAAACGAACCTAATGCTGATCATATAGATAATCTTAAAGCATTATGTATTAATGTATTGCAACCCATAAGATCAGAATTTGAAAAACCTGTAATGATTAGTTCAGGTTATAGATCACCTGAATTATGTGTAAGAATTGGAAGCTCAATTAATTCTCAACATGCAAAAGGTCAAGCAGCAGATTTTGAAATACATTCCGTATCTAATTATGATTTAGCTGTTTGGATCAAGAATAACCTTCAAATAGATCAATTGATTCTTGAATTTCACAACAGAGATGAACCTAACAGTGGATGGGTTCATTGTTCATACAGTACAACAGAAAACAGAAACCAATCTCTCATTGCATACAGAGATGAGGATGGTAAAGTACAATACAAACCTGGAGTTTAAAAAATGTGGTTAAGTGCATTAAAACTAGCAGCACAAGCTGGTAGTCATATCTATAAAAAAAGACAACAAACTAAAATGCTTATGGCAGATGCTCAAATGCGTCATGCCGAAAAAATGGCAAATGGACAAGCTGAGTATCAAGGCAAACTTTTAGAAGCTAGACAAAACGATTACAAAGATGAAGTTGTACTATTTATACTTACATTGCCAATCTTGGTTTTAGCTTATGGTGTATTTTCAGATGATGCAGCAGCTATGGAAAAAATAAATTTATTTTTTGAACATTTTCAATCTCTTCCGACCTGGTTTTCCAATCTTTGGATTCTTGTCGTTGCAAGTATTTTTGGTATTAAAGGAACTCAGATATTTAGAAACGGCAAAAAATAATGAACTCTAAAGATTTTATACAATTAATTAAAAACAAAATGAAAGAATCTAAATCAAAATTACTTTCTACTTATTCTTTTAAACAAAGAAATAGCAGACCTAGAACTAAAAAAAATATAATTAATAAAGATATGAGTGGTATATGATTGATGCACTATTATTTGTATGCACTCTCATTATTTTCTTAGACTATTTTAACAAATCATTTTTGATTAAAGACAAAGACGATCCTGATACAAAAAGATGGATTGCTGAAATTGAAGCTGATAAGAGAAGAGAAAAATTTAAGGATAAACAAATTAAATGAAATATATGTTATTTATTATGCTATGTTCTTTTGAACAACAAACCTGTATGCCTCCACTTGAGGGTGGTATGTTTGTTTCTGAAAAAGAATGTATAAAAGATGGTTATGCCAAAAGTCAAAAAGTATTAGAACTTATTGACGAAAAAGCATTAAATGAAACTGAATATAAAATTCTTTATACCTGCGGAGAGTTAAATGAAAGGGTATAAAATAGGCGTTCATAAATCAAGATCAGGTGGTCTAACAAAAAAAGGTGTTGCAAAATATCGTAGAGAAAATCCTGGTTCTAAATTACAAACTGCGGTTACAACCAAACCCAGTAAACTTAAAGCTGGATCAAAAGCATCCAAAAGAAGGATTGCATTTTGCAAACGCATGAAAGGAATGAAAGCAAAACTTACTTCTGCAAAGACTGCAAGAGATCCTAATTCAAGAATTAATAAAGCATTACGTAAATGGAATTGTAGGTGAGGCGAAAAAAACCTAAAAAGGTTAGTATTCGTAGTGTTGGTGTCTGTAGATATTGTGATGAATTACTAGACACCAGCGATAATTTTGTTATCTTTGCAGACAAGTCAGCAGCACATCATGAATGTTACAGAGTAGACGCAGAAATGCAGGAGAAAAAAAATGAATCTAAACAATAATATACCACCACAATACGCAAAGATTAGAAAAGAGTTTCTTTACAACAAAGAAAAGCACATTGGGGAATCAGAGGATTGTGTGATACATTCAGTAACCACAATGGAAGGATATACACCTTTATTTAATATTCTTCTTCCCAATGGAGCTTTCTATTGCAGATTACCCATTCATGCTTTCTTTCATAAAGATTATGACAGAGAAGATATTAAAGACCCAGAACTTAAAGAACTAACGTATTGGGATTGTATGTCTTACTTTGGTAGTGTGCATCATTTTAATTTTGTTGGTTCATCTAAAGTAAAATTTATGGGTAGAGATAAAGCTACACATGATGGTAGTTATTTATTTACTATTGATTATGCACATCCAAACAAAAATATCATAGACACTACACACTCTGAAATTGCACAAGAACATAAGTATCATCACTTTATTATTATTGAAGATAGTTATTTAAAAGGTAATTTTGCACTTATGCCAAACAATAAGTGTTTGTTTAATGTACCAAATTTTACAGTTGAAAATGCTGTGCCAGATTATAAAGTGAACATGGAATATTTATCTGTTGAAAATGATAATTGGAAAACAGACAATACAAACAATCAATATTATGGAGTAGATGATGAATAACATACTTACAACAATAAAACACCTTTTGTGTAAAATTTTATGTATCAAACAATGTCAATGTTTATGGAAAAGTAAAGGTAGAAAAAATGAAAAAAAATAAAAAAAAAATAAAAAAAGTAATCAAAGGCTTAAAGAAAGCATCTAAATTACATTCAGCTCAAGCTAAAATTTTGAAAAAGGTTTTAGGATAATTTTAATGAAAATAATTTATTTAAGTTTATTTTTTGCAATTTTATTAATTGGTTCTTTTTATTTAGGTTATATTTTTGCATTAGATATATTTGAATTTATATGTTTTAGAACTGACCTTAAAACTTAACAAATAAGGAGATACGATGAAAAAAAATAACAATGGAAGTAAATTCTTAACCGGTAAACAAAAGAACTTACCACCTAAGTTAAAAGCAAAAATCATTAAAGCAAAGATGAAGAAAGCAAAGGCATAATGGCTAATATACCAACGAACAAGGCTTTGTATTCAAGAGTTAAAAGCGAAGCGAAAAGAAAATTTAAGGTATATCCTTCAGCGTATGCAAACGCTTGGTTAGTCAAAACTTATAAAAAAAGAGGTGGCGGATATAGAACAGGTAAAAAAGCATGACCAGAGCAAGTGGTGGACTTACAAAATGGTTTAAACAAAATTGGGTAGATATTAGTTCAAGAAAAAAAGATGGTTCTTTTGCAAAATGTGGAAGATCCAAACAAATAGCTGATGCTAAACGCAAGTACCCCAAATGTGTTCCACTTGCAAAAGCTAGATCAATGTCTGCTTCACAAAGAGCTGCTGCAATCAAAAGAAAAAGAACAGCAGAAAAAAAACCAAGACAAGGCAAGAAGCCTAATTACGCAAGAACATAAGTTTGTGGCTATGAACATAGCCGGTGTGGTGCTTAAGCATCATGGGTGGTAGGTGGGATAATTACGATCAGGTGGTAAGCCAAAAGGATATATGTACTTACCACCCAATCTACACACAACAATAAACGATTTTTACATATCGTTTTCTAATGTTTTCTCAGCAAGAGTACACTCTTGATTTTGTGAGACATTAGTAGAACTCCCAAAATTCTGTAATTCTGGTTTTAATCCTTTTAAAAAATAAGATTCAGGTACATCCAAGCCATAACATAGTTGTAATAACCTATACGAACTAATTCCATTTCTCCCCTTTTCATATTTTTGTACTTGTTGAAAGGTAACTCCACAAATTGCTCCAACTTGTTCTTGTGATAATCTTCTTATCAAACGAATATCTTTCAATCGTTTACCCATTTGTTTTTTTATTTCTAATTCTGTCATCGTTTATCTTCCCTTTATTTTTAGCGAATAATATCCTTTAAGTCTATTACAACTTTTAAAATACATTCAGAATTTATTTAATTAACTATAAATAAATCCTTGATCTTCTTTTATAGCCTGTATCTTAGTTCCAATCTTGTGTTGCCTTTCTTGGAACTTATAGAAAAGCTTCTTGTATTTCCATTGTTTTCTAATGAAATCATTCTGCTTCTCCTGTAGGCTTTTGATCTCCTTTGGATCGTACATCATTCGCCTTATCGTTTAGTTTTATGTTTGCCTTGTTAAACTTTATGCTTTGTATCTCAACATCGCAGTTTGAACCTGGCGTTTCTTTTTTAGCTGCATCTTCTGCATTGCTAAAAAATTCTGTAATTCTTGCTTCTACGCTATAGTAAAAGTCTTTTTTAACTTTACCTAAACTCATCAGTTGTATATGTTATATTTATTTTCAAATTGTTTACAAGTTTTAATTGTTTATTATTTAATCTTATTTTTCTCCTGCTTGAACCTTCCTCTTTATCAATAACCCCAATAGTCACCAGGTCATTGACAATGGCATTAGCTCTACTTCTTGTAAAACCCATACCTTTTGCAATCTCTGCAAATGTTGGTGTGTAGTCATTTCTCATATAATAATTTACAATGAATTGAAGCACATCGTATTTTCTTTTGCTAAAATATATTTTATTCATCTTTATCTTTCTCAAATAATTTCGTAATATTGTTGTCTTCTATAAATTTTTCAGCTTCATCAATTTGTTTAAAAAATTTCTTTTCATCAAAATTTTTTTTATCTAAAATTTCTATAAGTTTCTTTAAGTATTTGTCTGCTTTTTTAACATCCATAAGCTTACTACGAATGGTGCTACCATGTTTGCCTCCAAACCTAAATAAATGTTTACAAATAGATCCTTTAAGATAGCCAACTACCTCTTGTTCAGATAGTTGGCTAATGATAGCATCCCAAGTTTGAATGCTCTTCTTGTAATGTTTAGGATCGTCTGATTCCATAATTAAAACGGAATTTTATCCTTATCTTTCTTAAAAGGATTTGAAATCTTAAAGTGTGGATTATCTTTTCCTGTTTTGGGATTAACTGCATTACCCCAAAAAGATAAATCATAAGTACCAGCAGGTATTACAATATCTTCTTTAAGCTCAAAATTATTCCAAGAATGAGTCGGTGCTTTCTGTGATGGTGTTTCATTACGGAAAACATTCAGGTATATGGTTTTGTCTATAGCCATTATATCTCCTATTTGTTTGCGTTTATATTTGTTGTAACTTGTTCGTTTATTGCTTGTGCTTCTTTCACAACGTAATCAAATACCGCTGGGTCAGAATCTTTTAAATCCACAATCTTAAACTCTTTCATAAACTTTTGTTTTTGATTTTCATAACTACCAACGCTTCTTGAATACTTTGCAGCTTCAGATAAATATTTCAAAAATTCATCTGCTACAGCTTTGGCATTAGGATTTGGTTTAGCAACAGGTTTAGTTTGATTGTTCAAAAAGTTTTGCATTTCATCGGCACTTGCAAGTTCTGTACCTGCAAATCCTGCAAAAGCCAAACATCTACCTACCGCAACGGATTCTTGCTTCTCATAAGATTTCTCACCAACAGATACCTCTTTTGAATTACCTGTGGCAATTAACTTATCATCAAGCCACATCTCACAATGAAACTCTGCCAATCCATTTGCATCTTTAGTTGTTGTTCTAATAGATACTCTTTCACCAAAAGTTTCTCTGACAAAATTTAATCTATCTTTAACCTGGATATAATTTTTCCCACCTTTAACTTTTACAGTGTCATAAGTTTGTTTTGCAAATTCTTTAATAGCTTCTGATAATGTAATCATTTGCAATTTCCTTTTGTAACACTTGGCTCTCCCACAACATCAATAAACCAAACATAAGAATATTGTGTATTATCTTTTGAACATTTTTTTCCAAAAGATACTTTGTACTCTGTATAATCTTTATTTGCTGTTGTGCAGCCTACCAAGATTAAAGCAAAGAGTATCGCTATTGTTTTTTTCATATTTTTCCTTTCTATTTAAATTCTAATTTATTTTTTATTTTTTGATATTTAACTATCATTTCTTCCTCAAGATCATTGTCCTCTAATCTTTTGTCAATAAGATCAACTAAGATTAATCTTTCAGAATAAGTTAAATTTGCTTGTTCCATTTATCCTCCTTTGTTAAAACTTAATCTTAAATTTTCATGGCTTTTCTTCATCCAAATATCTTTTTCTTTTCTTAACCTAGTATTGTCATTCATGAGTGCTTTATTATCTTGTCTTAATATATCTTCAGTTCTTTTTAACTGTTTAATCTGCTGTTTAAGCTGATCTACAGTTTTGCTAATAATTACATTGCTGTTATAATTTGCCATAAATGAAACACTCCTAAAATAAATATTAATAAACACCCAACAAAATAAATCCAAAAATCTTTATCAAACATATAATTTTGTTAATCTTTCAATGTATTGAGAATCAACACCCTTCCACCAAAAAGTATCTTTTCTTATTTCTGAAAAATCTGTCTTAATAATACTTGCTAATTTTTTAACATCTCCATCTGCATAACGTAATTTATTCTCCCATATTTTTTGATACATAATTAATTCGTCATAATATTTTTGTAAATTATCAGGTCTTAGTTCAGGTGTATTGTCTTCATGAAAAGCTACTGCTTCATCTTCGGTTGCATAAATTAAACATGGTTTTAAATGTGGTACTGCTTTTTTATAAAGTGCCATAGACATAATATCTTTTGTGAAAATCTTATCATCAATTTTACGTTTAGATATTGACCAACCTTTTTTTGTTTCTCTGATTGATCCAAATAAATTTTTGAAATCATAAAAATATTTAGACCCTTCTAAATCTAAAAAGCATCTAAAGTATGTTCCAATTCTATCATCCCAAATTGTGTATTCTGTTTCTGCTTTAAAACTTGAATTACTTTCTAATTTCAAAACTTCACCTACAATATTTTGAATTATTTGAGGTGCTTGTTTTGCAATAAGACCAGCCTTAATTTGATCTTTATTTAGTTCCGTCATAATTTTTTACTTTTTCATTAAGTATTTTTGTAACCTCATTTAATTTAACTTTATTGACCAACATATTTTGAGCTGCTTCATGAATTAATGTACCCATAAAGAAACTTGCATTACTTGGTAGGTTAGCTCTTTCTTTTGGTGTTAAAACAATACGTTGAAAAAATCTGACATCATCCGGTAAAGAATTTTCTGATTTGCTAGTATTGGTTAAACCAAATTTAGTATAACAATTATCTATAGTTCTTAAATCGTTTCCCATTGATTCGTTTGATAATATAGTTCTATGCACAATGCAAGACCATTTTATTACATATTTATTTACATTGATTAAAAAGTGAATTTAGTTATAAATGATTCGCAGATAGCGATGAAATTGCCAAAGCAAATAAAGATACGAAATAGCACCATTTTGGTGTCTACTGTAGATCCTGACGAAGCTAAGAGAGAGGATTATATTGGCATTTACGATGGTAAAAAAAACACTATCAAAATAAGTAAAGCAATAAAAGAAAGCAAATTATTATGTGATGTGCTTATTCATGAAGTTATTCATGCTATCTTAGACAAGGGGAACAAAAAGATAAGATCGGAGGAACCTACTGTTAATTTTATTGCAACGCAGTTTGTTCATGTCTTAGATAAAAACAAAGAACTGATAGGATTTATAAAACGATGTCTGAAATAGTAACCCTGACCAATTATCAAATTTCTCTTGCAGCTCAAGTGGGTTGTATGAGAGTTACCGAAACTTTAAGAATGAAACAATCTTGGGGTTTTAATTACAAAGAACCAGTTTATTTTCAATTTGCCAAATCTATCTCTGGAGCTTGTGCTGAATTTGCTGTTGCACATTACCTAAAAATAGCACCGCAAATTCATGTTAATCATGGAGCAAAAGCTGACATTAAAGTCAATGGCACTGAAATACAGGTTAAATCCCATTTATATAAAAACGATAAAAAACCATTACTTTACATTAGACAAAATGCTCAACCTGGAGAATTATTTTGTTTTGTGTCCGACAAATCCCCAGAGTTTCGTATACTTGGATTTATTATGGCAAGTGATATTATTTGTAATAAGGAACGATTGACAGACTTTGGTTTGCCAAGACCTCCAGTTTTTCAACTTGATCTTAATGAGCTGAAACCATTAAATAAGATTGTATGAAAGTTTTAGATTTGTTTAGTGGTATTGGTGGATTTAGTCTTGGACTAGAATCTACCGGTTATTTTAAAACGATTGCTTTTTGTGAAAAAGATAAATTTTGTCAAAAAGTTTTACAAAAGAATTTTCCTAACATACCAATAGAAAGTGAGGTTAGAAATGTCAAAGGATCAAAATACAAAGCAGACATCATTACAGGAGGATTTCCTTGCCAACC